GCGGGACTCGCAGGGGGTCGGTTTTACATACATATACAAAGGCATACACAGAGGCAGACACAATGTCTGCCTTTTTTTGTGTGCGCTCAAAATATTTTTATTTTGTAAATTTTTTGTAAATATTATAATATTTTTGTAATAATTATTTTGATGTCAATTTGACATTTAGTTAAATGTAAAATAGAGCGACAATAATTATATTAATATCAATCTAACATTTAACTATTTTATATCGAGTTAGTTTAATTTATTTTTTCGATGTTAATCTAACATTTACTGCCATGCTGTGACAATCGGGATACCGTCCCCGGAATCCTGAACTATGAGCCGCGATCCTGTAGAGGCCCCAGGCTGCTACCTTGTGACAATCGGGATACCGTCCCGGTTTCTCCTGACTATGGGCAGTTCTGCCCTTAAGATGGATTCAACCGAGAGGCACTGAGCCAATCGGCTTCTTACATTGTTCCGTTGCTTTCCTTCCATGAATTCCTTGCTTCAGTCTGACTTGATCGTCCGGCGTGGCGGCAACAAACATCGCTTGATCGCCCGTTGTTGGGTAGCTGCTCACCAGTTGCCAACAACCGGAACCCATCAGGATGATCCCGTTGCCTATCAAGCCTTCCGGAAGCTTCATGAGAAGAAGTCCTTCCAGAAAATTCACGAGATGTTTGATCCTATTTTGCCCGTGCAATATCGCGCCTGATTTTTAACACTTTTATCTTATCTTTTTTCTATCATGAATCACATTTATGTTCGCACTTTTTACGGTGCTGAGAACGGCTGGCGAAACGTTGGAGGTCGCCGCAGTGCTAAGGATGCGGCCAGATTCTGCGCTCTCGTTAACAGAATCCGGAATGATCGTATCAACAAAGTTGTGAATGTTCCTGTAGTTTTTACCCTGGGGGAGTGATGCTAGCAGTTATCAAGCGTAAGCAAGTTCTTCTGCCTGGCGAGAAGAATTACCCTAAAAAGCCAGCCTGGCCTAACAAAAAAGCTGTAAATCTTCCTAAGTTCTGATCATGCTTTATTCTGATTTTCTGCTTAAAATTAAAGAATTCAAAAAAAATGGCGCCCGTATTGTTCACGTTTGTGCGAAGAATGATATCAACGGTAATCCCCAGAGATTATATTATGATCTAAAAAATCATAAATCCTACGATGAAGGCTATCTAGGGCATCATGCCGTCCCTGAGAATTTAAGGAAACAAGCGCATGAAGCAGAATATAATTTTAAAATAAATGTTACTGCTGAATTCTACAATGAACTGTTAGTTTTAGATGATATTGTTGACGCTGTTTTTAATTAATTAACCCCTAATTTGTTCTTTTATTCTTTTTATCATGCCCGCTCACCTCCCGCACAAAATCAAAACATTTCAGAAAAAACACGGGATTAACTACACTGAACTTTTAGGATTCAATCCTAAAACTAATAAGAATGACATCCTAACATATGCCCACCATATGTTGCCGTCTGATTTATCTGGCGCGATAAATGTATGCCCTGGCGCCGGCAATTGTAAGAAGACATGCCTACATTTTGCAGGCAATCCAGCCTACATGAAGGGTAAGAATGCTAAAAGATTGCGGCAGACTTTAGCTTTCGCTGATGATCAAAACCTGTATCTCGAAACATTATTTTTAGCAATCTGTCGCGCAATTGTTAAACATGAAGGCGAGCAAATAGCATTCAGGCTTAACGCAACTTCGGACATCATGTGGGAGAATGTTAAGTTTGATCTGTCGCCTGATGTTGCTGATTTTGCAGCGCAACGTTTTGGGATTAAATTTTTCGCAGGCAGGGCTGCAAATATATTAGAACTGTTCGAGCCGTTCAATGTTATTTTTTACGATTACACTAAACTTAAGCGTAACTGGCAAAAATGCAGAGATTTAAACTATCATCTGACTGTTAGTTTCGACGGCCACGATAACATCAGAAATCATAAAATTGTTGCCGATGGTATCAAAAACGGCGTGAACGTTGCCGCTGCTTTTAATATTAAGAAGTCTGAGCCATTGCCTGAAGTTATTAATTTGTGCGGATATCGGTTGCCAGTTCTTGACGGCGACATTTCTGATTCTCGTTTCGATGATATTGCAGGCTGCATTATTGGACTGAGATTTAAGCAGCCCAGGGGAACAATATATAGCAAGGAAGATATCAGCAACTTCTGCGTAATCTGATCAATCAAAATATATTTTCCCTGGGGCAATCCCGGGGATTTTTTTGTGTCCAGCTGCGGCCAATCTTCGTTAACAAATAGCGGCCAAACATAAAGTATAAAGAATTGGGCCAAAAGTTTCGGCACTAAATGTTATAGTACATTTGTACTGCTTACTGGTCGGGTCCTTTGCAGCGCAGCACTTGCGAGGTGTTTCAAACCGCACGATTTTACTAGGCACAACTCCGCAAACTTTGTTCGCTAAGTGTATAAAATATGCAAACAAGCTCGCTAACCACAAAAGCGGGCGATTGTATCACTAGTTATTGCTGTATGCAGCTGATTACGCGAGTCGAGGCCGCCAAGCTCTTAGGAGTCACTAAGGAAGCGGTCTATGGCGCGATCAAAAAAGGGAGGTTGAGGGTCTACCCCGACCAAAAAGGTGTGCCGATGGTTGATGCTCACACCCTGGTTGAAGAGTGGAACAAGAAAACTCAGCGTCCTGTTTCGGCAAGCGTCGTGAACAAAGTGACCAATCCTGAGCCGCGAATGAGTCGCACGAAGGAGTACATCCCTGACTACGACGAAAGCAGAGCCAGAACAGAGCATTTGAAGGCTGAACTGCTTGAGATTGACCGACAGCAAAAGCAAGGCAAGCTGGTGCCAGCTGAAGAAGTTGAGGTCAAGTGGATCGAGATTGTCACGTTGGCTAGGGGCAAAATGCTGGGGATTCCGAGCAAGGCCAAGCAACGTATTCCTGATTTGGATGCTGCGGCTATGAAGGCGTTGGAAGATATCGTTCGCGAAACGCTTGAAGATCTGTCTGGGGAGGCAGAAGAATGAGCAACATCGAACTGCTGGAGAAAAAAGCATTCCTGGCCTTCAAGCCACCAAAGAAGCTGACGCTTAGTGAGTGGGCTGATGAGAATGCGTTCTTGAGTGCAGAGTCAAGTGCCGAGGGTGGTCGGTGGCGAACGCTGCCGTATCAGAAGGGAATGATGGATGCGATCACTGATCCTGCTGTTGAGCAGGTGACAGTGATGAAGTCAGCCAGGGTTGGCTACTCAAAGATCTTGAACCATGTGATCGGATATCACATCCACCAAGATCCAGCGCCAATCATGTTGGTGCAGCCGACGATTGAAGATGCGCAGGGATATTCAAAGGAAGAGATCGCGCCAATGCTGCGTGACACCCCGGTTCTCAAGGGCTTGGTGAGCGAGGCCAAGGCCAAGGATGGTGCCAACACGATTCTGCAAAAGCAGTTTCCTGGTGGGACATTGAGTCTGGTTGGAGCCAACTCACCGCGTGGCTTCCGTCGTGTGAGCAGACGGATTGTGCTGTTCGATGAGGTTGATGGCTATCCACCGTCAGCTGGATCTGAAGGTGACCAGATCAAGCTGGGCATCAGGCGTACTGAGTACTACTGGAACCGCAAGATCGTTTCCGGCTCTACACCGACAGTCAAAGACTTCAGTCGAATCCAACGGATGTATGAGCAGTCAAATGCTCAAAGATTTTTTGTGCCCTGCCCCCACTGTGGTCACATGCAGTATTTGCGGTGGGCACAGATCAAGTGGTTTGACGATGATGCGTCGACTGCTTGTTACGAGTGCGAGAAGTGTAATGAGCACATCCCGCACGCTAAAAAGCGTTGGATGGTTGAGCGTGGCGAGTGGCGCGAAACCAAGCCAGGCAATGGAAGGCATGTCGGCTTTCACATCTGGGCGGCGTACAGCTACAGCCCAAATGCAGCGTGGTCGAATCTTGTCGAGGAATTTTTAGAGGCAAAACACGATGCAGAGCAGCTCAAGACATTTGTAAATACGATTCTTGGAGAAGTTTGGGAGGACGAGTACGCAAGCAAGGTCAGCGGTGATTCATTGATGCAGCGTGCTGCCGAAGAAAAATACAAGCAGGGCTCACCACCAGCTGAAGTGTTGTTGCTGACGTGTGGCTGTGACTGTCAGGACGACAGACT